GCCCTGCGCGGTGTTAAGATCGCAACCGTGGCGGCTCACCCACATATTGATTTTCTTCGCCCCGTGCTGGTGTTTCCAAGCGGCGATGCGCCCGCGCAAGCCGTAATGTCCTTCACCTGCCAGATAGACCACCATGCCCGGACGAACCTTGAACCCGTTCCAGTCATCTTTCCCGGTCGCGATCCGCAGGCACATATCCATGAGGATGAACGTCTTCCCAACGCCAGATGGCCCGTGGAGCATCATGAGCGCCTTGTCCTGTAGCCATCGCTTAATCAGCCACGCAATCGGCGCAGGTTGATCGCACAAGCTGTCGGCGGACTGAAGCCAATCATCAGGCTGCGGCGTCAGGAGCGCCGCCAGATCATGCCCCGCCTGAACGTAATCGTTGGCGTCTCCCGGAATCGGCGGCATGACAACCCGCGCCCCGAATTTCGCGCTGGCCTGATCGGCATATTTCTGACCCGTCCCGGAGACATCGTTGTCCGCCACGATCACTAGGTCCTGCGTGGCTCCGAAATGCTCGCGAATGGTGTTACACACCGGAACGAGGTTGGAGGCGCTGAACGCCACCACGCAGGGGCGGTTCGTCACCTCATGGATCGTGGCGGCGGTAGCGAAGCCCTCCGCAATGTAAATCGTCCCCGGCTCGTCTGCGGTTCCGATTTGCCAGAACTTGCCGCCTGTCTGACCTTTCGAGTGATAGAGTTTCCCACCATCGTGGCTGATGTATTGGAGGCTCGAAAGCGCCCCGTCTGCGCCGTAGAGCGGCACCACAAGCCGCCCGTCGCCTGTCGCCCTTAACCCGTGTGGCTGCACGCCCTTGCGCGCCAGATAGGGATGATCCGGGCTGGCTGGGGTTGCATTAGTCCATATATATTCGACGGTGTTTGCCGCTACCTCGCGGCTCTTGGCAACCTCAGCATCCCGTGCTGCCTTCGCCTCCGATAGTCGCCTCGCATGGGTCATTTCCTCGACTTGCGTCAGGGTGCGCCCGATCTCCGCGCGCCAGTTCTGTTCTATCCCGGCCCGCCAGCATCCGAATTTCCCAGCCGGGATGCCGTCCGGGTAGATCACGTACCAGCCTGTCTTGTCCCCATGCCCGCCTTGGCCTTTCGTCCCGGCGCGGAACCTGTGCAGCTTGCCGTCAATCTGGATCGGATGTGGCGGCGTGATCCCCTGCGCCTGCATCGCATCTGCGATTTGATGCTCTAACGGCGGGGCTTCATGCTTGACGCCGGGCAAGAATGGCCCGCCGAATATGCTTGTTACATCAACCATTTAGAATACCTCTTGACTGCAAATATTCCATTATCCGGCGCACGGTCGAGTAGCGAGCTTCGCCCCCGGCAGCGATCCTGTAAAGCGTGTTCACATGCACCTGCGAACCCCTCGAAACCTCTTTCAAGTTCAAGATGTTAAGGATGTCCCGTAGCTGTTCGATTGGCATCTTTTTTCACCTTTTAGTTTTTTTATCCCCGAAAGAGGTTTACATCTAAACACATTTGCTGTAAAGAAGAAAGCGTACCCGAACCGGATTGGCCGACGCGGGTATGAGGAGCAACAAACCGATGAACAAGACCGAACAAAAAAAGATCAACAAGATTCTCTCCAGCCTGCAAGAGATGCAGGCCGAGTTTGAGGCCATGGTCGCTGCCATCGATGAGAAGATCAGCAACCGCTCCGAAAAGTACGCCGAGAGCGAAAAGGGACATCAACAGCAGGACGAGTTTAGCACCCTGCAAGATGCGCTGGGCTATATCGAGAGCGCGATAGACTCTCTGGGTAACATAGAACTTTCCGAGATTCAGTAATCGCCTTGGCGGGGCTTCGGCCCCGCCCATCACGTATAGGAGCAAAAAAATGTCTAGCTTTGATTTGTTCGTAATCTTTGGCCCGCTTTGCGCGCTCTGCGTGGCAATGGCGGTGCTTGCTGAAATCGCTCGGTTGGGAGGTAACCGCTAATGGCTATCTCCTTAAAACGCACCCGCGACCTCGCCCAGAACGGCGTCAAGCTGCTTGTTTACGGGCAAGCAGGTGCAGGCAAAACTAGCCTCATCAAGACCCTTCCGAACCCTCTCGTCCTCAGCGCCGAGGCGGGCTTGCTGTCGATCCAAGATGCTGACCTTGCCTACATCGAGATCAAGACCATTGAGGATTTGCGCGAAGCATACAGCTATATAATGAGCGAGGAAGGTGCAGGCTTTGAAAGCATCGCGCTTGATAGCATCTCCGAGATCGCAGAAGTGATCCTGAACGCCGAAAAGAAAATCGCCAAGGACCCCCGCCAAGCCTACGGAGCAATGCAGGAACAGGTCAGCGACCTGATCCGCGCGTTTCGCGATATCCCCGGCAAGCACGTTTACATGTCAGCCAAGTTGGAGAAAGCGACTGACGAGATGGGGCGCATCCTTTACGCGCCATCGATGCCGGGGAATAAAACAGGTCAGCAGTTGCCTTACTTTTTTGATGAAGTGCTCGCCCTCCGGGTCGAGCGTGACGCAGAAGGCAATGTTCAGCGCGCCTTGATGTGCGACAGCGACGGGCTCTGGCAGGCCAAAGATAGGTCTGGCAAGTTGACTGCATGGGAAGCTCCGGACCTTGGCGCAATCGTGGAGAAGATCAATGCTGGATGATCTTTCTGCTCGCTGGCTTCGCGCGAAACAAATAGAGCGACAATCAATTGACGAACGGCGCAAGATTGAAGCTCAATTGCTATCTTTAATCGGCATACCTGAAACATTTGAAGGAACAGAAACAGCTAACACAGGAGAATATAAAATTAAAATAGTAGGGCGCATGAGCCGTAAGGTTGACGCCGACAAACTGAACGAACTAGCAATCGAGAATGGTCTTGAAGCCCACCTTCAGAACCTTTTCAGGTGGAAGCCTGAGATTAACGCGAAGGCTTGGGCGGCAGCTAATGAAGCTATCACTTTGCCTCTGCTTGATGCGATTACCACAACACCAAGATTGACTTCATTCATCATCACCAAGGAGACTGAATAAAATGGCTATGCTCGGAACCCCTTTTAGCACTGACGAACTGCCGAAAGGCAACACTGGATCATATGAGGTTCTTCCTGCAGGTTGGTACACTGCCGCAATCGCTGGCGCAGAGATCAAGCAGACCAAGAGCGGCACAGGTCGCTATATCGCCGTGCGCTATGACATCACAGGCCCGACGCATCAGGGGAGGGTAGTGTTCAGCAACCTGAACATTGAGAACGCAAACCCGAAGGCGGAGGAAATCGGTCGCCAGCAGCTTCGCGCGCTCTTGGAATCAGTCGGCATCGCCAAGTTGGCCGACACCGATCAACTGATCGGGTCCAACGTGAAGGTCAAACTGAAAATTGAGCGCGACGAGCAATACGGCGACAAAAATCAAGTCGCCGCGTTCAGCAAGCAGGAAGGGGCAGCGCCAGCCAAAGCTTCCGCGCCTGCCGCCAAGGCTTCCGCTGCCCCGCCGTGGGCTCGCTAACATCTAATGCGGGGCTTCGGCCCCGCATCTTTTTAGAGGAGCACAGAATGACTAATCAAGAGATAAAAGAACATTTAATGGCAATTTTTGTTGCCGTACTCATAAGTGACGATAGAAGAAAAATCATGGATTATATTTTGATGGTTCATAAGCAACTTGATAAATAGGAGCAAACATGGCCCCGATCCCACCCGCCAAAAATGATATCGTTGTCCTGATCGACGCTGCGCACGAGGCGCGCGAAGATCGCCCCCGCCCGCACATGGGCGCTTCTATTCTCGGCCATCCCTGTGACCGATGGATTTGGTTGCAGTTTCGCATGGCGATCCGCCAGAAATTTCCGGGGCGTATCCTGCGCTTGTTCCGGCGCGGCCATCAGGAAGAAAACAACATCATCTTCGACCTGAAATCAATCGGCATGGAGTTTTCAAGCCAGCAGGCGCGCGTGGATTTTGGCTCGCATGTATCTGGCAGCGCCGACGCTATCATAGAGGCTGGCGTGCCTGAAGCGCCGACAGTGCGCCATGTCGCAGAGTTTAAGACGACGAACAAGAAAGGCTTCGATGCTCTGGAGAAAGAAGGCGTCTATAAATCCAAGCCCGAACACTGGGCGCAGATGCAAATGTACATGGCAGGGCTCGATATAGATCGTGCGCTCTACGTGGCGGTCTGCAAGGACGATGATCGCATGTACACTGAGCGGGTTCGCTACGATAAGCAAGCCGCCGACAAATTGATTGCACGCGGCAAACGGCTTGCCGTTAGCGATAACATCCCACCGCCGCTTTCGGCTGATCCGACTTGGTATCAATGCCGCTTCTGCCCTGCCCATGATTTCTGCCACAAGTCTAAGCTGGCGAAAGAGATTAACTGCCGCACCTGCGCGCATAGCACTGCGAAAGACGACAGCACATGGCGCTGCGAACGCTGGGACGCGGACGCAATCCCGTTCGATAATCAGATCAAAGGCTGCGATGCTCATGCGCTGCATCCTGATTTAGTGCCGTGGAAGTGGCAAGGCGAAGGATCAAGCGAGTGGATCATGCTTTATGAGATCAATGGCGTTGGCATAGAAAACGGCGATCCCAGCGAAAGCGTGTTTGCTTCGCGTGAGATCATTGCGAATGCAACTGGCTGCGCCGATGGCACGGTGCGCGAGATAAAAAAGATTTGGCCCGGAGCGGAGGTGGTGGGATGAGGCCGCTTTATGAAAGCGAGGGAGACCGCACTGTAGAGCGGGAGGCCATTGAAAAAATAGCGTCAGCGTGGGGTCTTAGCTTTGCCAAGATGAAGATTTCGAACGTGGTGGATTTTGCACTTCTAAATGGAAAAAAGGTCGTTGCGGTCGCTGAAGTGAAAGGCCGCAACTACTCAAGTGTGGATATCGAGCGGTTCGGCGGTCTGATCCTGAGCGCAGGAAAAATGTTGGCCGCGCAGGGCTGGGTAAATCTGTTGCGCGTCCCGTTTGTCTTAGTTGTCAAACTGACAGATGGCTTGTTCTACATGGTGTTTGAACCTGACACAGACTGGCCGGAATTGAGCGTTGAGATGGCTGGCCGAAAGGACCGAAACGATTGGCAAGATATTGAACCTTGCTGTCTCATCCCAATGAATTTATTCAAGAGGATATAATGACCCTCCGCGACTATCAACAACGCACGCTTGACGAGCTTTACGCTTGGTTTGAAGCAGGCAATAAAGGCAACCCGTGCATCGTGTTGCCGACTGGCTCAGGCAAGAGCCACATCATCGCGGCGCTTTGTAAGTATGCGTTACAGTCTTATCCTGAAACGCGCATCTTGATGCTGACGCATGTTCGTGAACTTATACTTCAAAATGCCGAAAAGATGCTTCAGCATTGGCCTAACGCGCCGCTTGGTATTTTCTCCGCCAGCCTGCGGCGCAAGAACCTTGAGGAGCCAATTACATTCGCAGGCATTCAATCTATTAGGGCGCGCGCTTCCGAGATCGGGCATATTGATCTGATCCTGATCGACGAGTGTCATCTTGTTTCGCACAAGGATGAAGGCGGCTATCGCAAGCTGATTGCCGATCTTATGGCGATCAATCCTCGCCTGCGTGTTATTGGCCTAACCGCTACTCCTTAC